CCTTCTGGTGAGCAAGGATCGCGAGCGCAGGCGCGTCCGCCGCCCGATGGTGAGGCTGGCCGCCTGGGCGGGCACGCTGGTACGCGTCACCCGCCGGCCGGTCGCGACGGCCCGTCAGGCGGCCCTGGGCGTCCTGGGCGCGGTCGCGGTCGCGGTGGGCGCGGGCGAGGTCGCGGAGCACGTCTTCGGGCGTCACCTGGCGCTGTGGGTTGCCCTGGTCGTGGGCGGCGCGATCGCGATGTTCTTCGGGGCTGAGCTGAACCGTGAGCCGCCCGCACCGCCGGCCGATAGCTAACGGCTGTTGCATACTGTGGGCAACGGTCGTTAGCTATCATCCTCCGGAGGTGGCCTGAGTGGGCGTGATCACTTCTGCCCGGCCGAGGGCCGAGCACCGGATGCTCACGTTTCTCAGCCCGCCCGTCGGTGCTTACACCCAGGCACTCCAGGACCGGTCCGCCGGCGACCCCGAGGGCGCGATGCGCCAGGCGACGGTCTGGTACTGCACGAACCGCATCGCCTGGTCGATGGCCATGATGCGCCCGCAGAACTACCGCGGCCCAGGGCCGGGCATCGCCGGGCCGGCGGTGAAGCTGACGGTCACGGACATGCTGGCGACCCCGTCGTCGGATGCGGGGATGTGCGCGTTCACCTACATGGAGTGGTGGTCGCTGCTGCTGCGCGGGAACGCCTACGGGATGATCCTGGACACCGACCGGGCGGGCAGGCCGACGCAGATCGAGCTGCAGCACCCCGACCAGATGCGCGTCAGCAAGAACACCAAGGGCGTCTATGAGTACCGGCTCCGCAACGTCCTGGTCGACCCGAAGACCGTCTGGCACAAGGCGATCCACCGGCCGCCCGGCAGCCGGGTCGGCATGTCGATCATCCAGTACGCGGCCGGCACCACCCGGACAGTGCAGGCCGCCGAAGCCTTCGGCCGGTCCTACTTCGAGGACGGCGGCCACCCCAGCGGCCTGCTGACGAACAAGAACGCGAACAAGATCAGCCAGGACCAGGCGCAGCGGGTCAAGGAAGCATTCCTCGCCGCGACGCACGGCACCCGCGAGCCGGTGGTGATGGGCGGCGGCTGGGATTACTCCCAGATTCAGGTGAACCCGTCGGATAGCCAGTTCCTGAGCCTGATGCAGTTCTCGGGGACGGATATCTGCCGGTTCTTCGGCATGAACCCCAGCCTGGCCGGCCACGGCACGCCGGGCGGGTCGATCACCTACCAGAACGTCGAGCAGCAGCTGCTCGACTTCCTGACGTACCCGATGACGCCGTTCATGATCCAGCAGGAGGAGTGGCTGGGTGAGTGGCTGCCGCACGGGCAGTACGTGAAGCTGGATACCTCGCCGCTGCTGCGGACGGACTTCCTGACGCTGTGGCAGGGCCTGCACATGGCGGTGGGCAGCCGGATTATCACGCAGGATGAGGGCCGGGAGTTCGTGGACATGCCGCCGCTGACGGCTGCGGACAAGGCGATGATCGACGCGCTGGTGATGCCGCTGCCGCCCCCGGTCGCGCCGGTCAGGCAGGGCGAGTGATGGGCGACCTGGACGCGGCCATCGCCCGCGTGATGCTGCCCGACCCGGACGGCTACCCGGGCCACCGGCACCTCTGGTTCACGCTGTTCGGCGAGTCGCTCTGGCGGTGCCGGTGCGGCCAGGTCTCGGACGAGAACGCGCCGTCGTGGCGGTCGTGGACCGATCCGGAACTGCCCGTCGCGGTCGGAGCGCCCGGTGGATGACTTCGAGGTCGTCCGCTACCACCACACGGCGAAGGACCCGCACAGCGCGAAGAAGAAGCACCCGGCCAAGGGCCCCGCGCGGACCGTGAAAAAGGATGACAAGAAGCGCAAAACCAAGGCCAAGACCAAGGTTCACCACGACAAGCAGCGTGACCACAAGCACGAGAAGCTGACCCGGTACGGCGAGAAATACACCGCCAAGGCGCACGACGCCGGGGCGACGAAGAAGGCCAAGACCGCGAAGGCGGCGCACCTGCCGCACAACGGGACCGCGCATCACGAGCAGTACGTTAAGCCGCACCTGCCTAAGCGGGAGGGACCATGACCGCCGACCTTGAGACCAGGGCGGACATGTCCGCAGCCGACATTAACGACCTCAGCGACGACCAGTTCGCCTACATCGAGCCCGGCGGGACGAAGGACGACAGCGGGAAGACGACTCCGCGGTCGCTGCGGCACTTCCCGATCCACGACAAGGCGCACGCTGACAACGCTGCGGTCCGGATCGCGCAGGGCGCGAAGTTCGGTGCCGAGGCGCTCCCGAAGGTGAAGGCGGCGCAGAAGAAGTTCGGCAGCGACACCGAGTCGAAGGCGGCCGCCCGGCCGGGCCTGGAGCTGATGAGGCGCCGCCGCGGCAGCATGATCCGGAAGGCCGAGCGGCGCGGGCTGCTGCTGGAGATGCGGACCAAGCCCGACGGCACGGGCGGGACGACGTTCGAGTTCGAGGGCTACGGCGCGACGTTCGACAGCCCGTTTGAGATGTGGGATCCGTGGGGCGACGCCTACACCGAGGTCGTCCGCCAGGGCGCGTTCAGCCGCACGCTGGCCGCGGCGCCGGACGTCCCGTTCCTGATCGGCCACAACGACGCGGGGATCCCGCTGGCCCGGACGAAGAACGGGTCGATGCAGCTGTCGCAGGACACCCACGGCCTGCACGTCAAGGCGGCGATGGACGGCGGCCGGTCGGATGTCCGGAACCTGGCCAGCGCCGTCGAGCGCGGCGACCTGGACGAGATGTCGATCGGGTTCGTGACGATGGGCCATGAATGGTCGCCGGACTGGGAGACGCGGGCGATGACGGACCTGGAGCTGCACCGCGGGGACGTGTCGGCGGTGGCGCTGGCGGCGAACCCGGGGACGGCCGGGTCGACAATGGTCGCGCTGTCGGCTGCCCGGCCGGGCGAGCGGCGGACGCCGACGCAGCCCTACACCGCGCACGCGGGCGAGACGAACGAGTGCCCGGTGTGCCATTCGGTGAACGACGACACCGCGAAGCACTGCGACCAGTGCGGTCACGCGATGATGCCGGCCAGCCACGTATCGAACATGGCCGGCGTCGAGGACATGACGCAGCAGTGCTCGGACTGCCAGAAGTGGAACTCGGCCGACGCGAAGTTCTGCGGGAACTGCGGGAACAGCCTCGCCACCGACCCCGGCGGCGAGCACCCGGCGTGGTGGAGCTCGCGGCGGCCGGCCGAGCAGCGCGCCCAGGGCGAGATCGAGGACACCAGCTCCCGGCCGGACTACAACCTGCCGGCGAATGACCCGGCGAACAACGGCAGCGGGCCGGTGAAGTGCCCGTACACGAAGAAGAACGGGTGCGGCGAGATGAACGCGGCGGGCAACCGCTTCTGCGGGTCGTGCGGCGGCCCGCTGTACGGCGCGGACGGCTCGCTGGTCCTCGACGACTCCGGTGTGGTCGAGTCGGTGGAAGGCGCCGAGGGCGACGCGAACCTGCTGTCGCGGCGGCTGCGGCTGCTGGAGCTGGCCTGATGCCGGATACCTTCGTCGAGCCATGCACCTGCGTCTGCGCGGTCAATCACCCTCTCAAGGCGGCTATCGGTCACCAGGGGGCCGTCCGCATCAGGCATGAGGCGCGGCAGCCAGGCGAGCCGCTGTGGGCGTGTCCGGCTTGCAGGACCGCGATGGGAGTTACCGTCCCGGATTGACGGCCGTCACCGCCGCGGCATACCCTGACCGCGAATCGGGAGTGAAGTCCCGGGCAGCCCTTCCCCGCGTCTAGCGGCCCAGGGGCGGGCCCCCACGGAGCGACCGGCGTATCTAGCCGCGTCTCGTGAGGGGCCTTTTCTTATGCCTGATGTCCTGGAGCGCCTGCAAGCTGATCACGCTGCGGGCCTCGCTGAACTGCGCGCGATGCTGGACGGCGCGGCCGACGGGAAGCTGACCGCCGAGCAGGCCGCGGCGTTCGACGCCCGCGAGACCGAGGTCCGCGACATCCACGCCCAGATCGAGCGGCACACCGCCCAGGCCGTCCGCGAGACGCGCGCCGCCGAGCACCGTGCCCAGACCGGCGACACCGGGGCAGCTGGCGGCAACGCCGGCGGCGACCGGGTGACGGTCGGCAGCGAGCCGGCCATTTACGGCCGCGGCTCGGGCCATTCCTACTTCCTCGACGAGGCCAGGGCAACCCTCGGCCGCGGCGACGGTGACAAGGGCGTCAAGGCCTCCCGTGACCGGCTGGCCCAGCACGAGGCCGAGCTGCGCGTCGAAATGCCAAAGCGGCTTGAGCAGCGCCGCCGCGATGCTGAGCGGCGCATGGAAGACCTGCTGTCCGGTCGCGAGAGCCTGGGCAGCAGCCGGGCGAGCGTGCGGCATGTCGGCCGGCGTGAGGCGCGGATTTACGAGCGGTTCCAGGCCGAGGGCATGCGCATCTTCGAGGGCGCCCAGGCCGGCCGCGAGCAGCGGTTCATCTCCCGGACCGACGGCCAGGGCGGCTACTTCGTGCCGCCGCTGTGGCTGATCGACGAGTACATCCCCTACCTCCGGGCGGGCCGGACGTTCGCCGACAAGTGGCGGAACTTCCCGCTCCCCAGCGGCACCGACTCGATCAACATCCCGCGGGTCACCCTCGGCACGGCGACGGGCCCGCAGCCCGGCGACGGCGCCCCGGTGCCCGGCCGGGACATGACCGACAGCTTCGTGAACGCCCGCGTGATGACGATCGCGGGCCAGCAGGACGCGGCGATCCAGCTGCTCGACCAGTCGCCGATCGGGTTCGACGAGCTGATCTTCGGCGACCTCGCCGCGGACTACAACATGCAGCTGTCCGCGCAGCTGATGCTCGGCTCGGGGTTCCCGCAGCTGAACGGCCTGTACCCGACCGGGGTGCTCGGCACGGCCCAGAACGCCTACGGGTTCGTCACGCAGG